GCGCACAGTGGATCCTAGGCATTGCTTTCACGCTTTGAGGTGAACCACCTCACTGGAGCACCAGATTTCATCTAATGGGTAACTCCAAGTCAAAATCAAAGCTGTCTGCTAACCAGTATGAACAGCAAACAGTCAATAGCACCAAACAGGTAGCCATTTTAAAGAGACAGGCTGAACCTAGTCTGTATGGAAGACACAACTGCAGGTGCTGCTGGTTCGCCAATACAAATCTAATAAAATGTTCCGACCATTATATTTGTCTAAAATGTTTGAACATAATGTTGGGGAAGTCTTCTTTTTGTGACATTTGTGGTGAAGAGCTCCCCACATCCATTGTGGTGCCCATCGAACCAAGTGCTCCACCTCCAGAAGACTAAATCGTGTCCGGGTACACCCCCGGGGGGCCCCACAGGGGCCCCCCGCGGGGAGTCCCCGGGGTGGTGTGGTTTACTCAATGTCTTCAACGGACTGCTGCTGTCTAAATAGTCTGCAGGTAACACCCTTGAGCCTTAAGTTTCCTAGATTATCAGCAACAACAATGTCTTTGTAATGTTTGCTGAATGCAACCTTAAAACTGGCAAATTCAACCCAATCTCCAAACTGAGCAATTGATTCCAACAAAACAACTCTGTGAAGATCATAAATCATTTCAAAGTCTGTTTGATCAAAATTAATGATTTGCTTGGTAGCCTTCAGATAAGGCCAGAGCCCATGTAGAAGACTCCCAATCTCCCTGGGGCTGTCCAGTGCCCCAAGTGCCTTAATTATGGTGTCACCAAAAATCTCCACCTTTAAGTAAGACAACTTCTGATTATCAATCATAAACATGCCGTTGTGGAGGACAATTGGATTGCCCTGGTCCTCAGGACCAACTAATGAGTAGCAGAATTTGTCACCTAGTTCATCATGAAATTTGGTGAAATCAAGTGTTACAGATTCCATCACATTGTGATCATTGGTCGCAGCTAAATCGTTATCCATTAGAATCTGAGCTAAATTCACTGCCTTCTTCCCTCTCAGCAAAGGCAAAACTGAAACCATGGTTACACCATCCAACTGCAGGTGTCCTCCATTTACACCAGAAGCAAACAACTCCAAGGATTCCACCAAAGCCACTGGGTCTTTAGTGAAGCAGTCCTCAAGTGGTAGAGCACAGAGTGCCTTAAGAGTATAAACAATCTTCCTACTAATGTTGTACTTAGTAGAATTTCTCATATGGACAATTTGTATGTCTAATGTGAGTTTTATTGATTCACTAGTGAGAGTCTTTAAGATGTCTGATAAATCATTCTTGGATGGATGATTTGATCTGAATTCTTGGAATGATCCATAGGAATTCAGTGTGATTATTTCTTCTGCGAGGTTGGAACACACATAACCCATTGTTATGTCATCAGCTGTCATGGCCCTATTCAGATGCCCTGTTTTTATAAACAATGTGAAGTCAGTCAATTCTCCCAAATCTATCTGATCTTCTTCCTCTATACTTAAAACCTCATTAAACCAGAAAAATGTCTTTAATGTTGACGTAGAAACTATGAGGGGATCAATCATCGAAGAAAACAAAAATTGAACTTTAAAATTGTAGCAAACTTGCTGAGGACTTAAACCAAGCTCATGGTCCACATAGTCAGATTGCCTTATGTGTGCAGAAGCACACTCACTCTGTTTAACTATGTATATGAAATGATTTCTACCACGCAAAAGATGACCTATTATGCCTAGATTCTCATTCATCATATCCAATGCTATACATACATCCAGGAATTTGACATGTGATGGGTTCATCATCTGATTGAATTGCAAATCACTCATAAACGGTGCTAGATGTTCTTCAAATAAATAGGGATAGTTCCTTTTAATAGAGTGTAAAATATGATTTAGACTTAGTCTATCTTCAATATGTTTTTGAATCTTGGGCTTGACAGCCCAAAAGAGATTTGGATTACTTAAAATAGGAGGTGCAGAAGGAGATTTCACATCAGAGAAAACCCATTCTCCGATTTCACATGCGTTAGTGAGAACTAATGTGAAGTAATCCCATAAAATAGATCTTGCAAATTGTGAAATTTTTGCTAGAGAATCCTGACAGTAAACAACACCTGGCCATTCCAAACATATACAGCATCCACACTTATTCACATTATTGTACAATTCTTTCAGATACATAAAACCTCCTTTGCCGTCTCTCACACATTTACTACCCATACTTTTACAGAACCCTATGAAACCTGAGGCCACAGATGACTGAAATGCTGACTTATTTATTGATTCTGCTAAAATCTTTTTTGCCCCCTTTATAAAGTTCTTTGACATTCTGGATTGTAGTGTCTTTATCAGACTTGGTACACTTTCTCTTTCCAAGATTCTTTTACTAGACATAATTTTTGTCCTTAAAACCAGTCTCAAATCTCCAAAAGTGGACGGATTCAACCATTTATGCCTTAAAGCCTCAACAATGTCATTTTCAGCAAATCCTGCATACAATAAAAACCCTCTTAAAGCTTCATCACCCCCCCTGCCAATCAAACCAATCAAATTTTCTTCAAACACATGACCCTTCTTTATTTCCAAAAATACTTTTCTTGCCCCCCTCCTTATCAAACGAAGCAGTTCCTGATTGCCAAAAGAATTCTCTATATTTCTCTGGAGACGATAACCCCTCGATCCATCTGTCCAATCTTTGACATCTTGGTTGACAATGGTCAGGAAAGGCGTCTCTTTATAGCCAGAATAGCTAATCAATCGATTCACCCTCTCTGATATTCTTGAGACAATATCCACTCCTACACCATTGGCCACACACTGATCACAAATGGTATCAATAGTCTCTGCTAATTGAGTTGGTGTTTTACACTTCACATTATGTAATGCTGCGGCCACAAACTTGGTCAACAAGGGAGTTTCCTCACCCATTACAAAAAATCTCGATTTGAACTCAGCAACAAAATTCCCCACCACACTCTTTGGACTTACAAATTTGTTCAATTTTGAAGATAGGTACTCATGGAAACAGATGATTTCCAACCAGTCAAAATCTTCATCATTTTCTTTTGTACTCAGTGGCAATTTCATGATTGAAATTTGGTCATCACTAGATGTGTAAGAAGTGACATCAATATCAAACAGTTTGTGTATTACATAATTAAGGAATTGTTCAGTTATTAATGCATACAAGTCTGACAAATTGTGTAGGATGCCTTGGCCCATGTCAAGTACAGACATTATATGACTTGGGATTTCATCTTGAATCTGAAGGTAGCTATGATAAAATTCCTCTGTGAGACTTGAACACTGACATTCCATCAACCCAAGACTTCTTTTAAGCTTCCCTATACAGTAAGCCTGTGCAACATTAAAAGGAACCTCTACTGTTTTGTGTAAGTGCCACTTCAGTATATTAAGTAAAGGATCAAGGTTCAGCCTTGTTCTACTCTTGGGCTCAGTAAGATTCAAATTGGCTAAAAATGTAAAAAACAGAGCAGGGCTCATGTGGGGTCCCCACTTTGAGTGGTCCATGGAAAGACTAAAGTCACCATTGTTTACTGCCATTTTCATATCACAAATTGCCCTTTCAAATTCCTTCTCAGAATTCAAACAAGAGAACCTCATTGATCCTGTGACCACTTCTGAGAAATCCTCTACCAATCTAGTCATAAGCTTAGTGTTAAGATCTCCCACATAAAGCTCCCTGTTAGACCCAACCTGTTCTTTATAACTTAACCCAAATTTCAGATTGCCAGTGTTGGTGCTTACACTAGTGAATTCAGTTGGGGAATCTTCTGAGTAAAAGCAAAGATTTCGTAAAGCTGCACTTGTAAAGAAAGTTCTATCAAGTTTTTTTGCTATTGCCTCAGCATTGCTTTCTCTTGTGCTAACTCTTGCATTCTCTTGTACCTTAAGTGCCTCTGAACTCAGCCCTAATCTTGATCTACTCTTGTGTTCATATGTACCTAGCTTTTGATCAAAGTCTCCTTGTATTAATAGGTACTTAAAACACTCAAAGAACTCTTCCTCTTCATAGGCTATGGTAGTTAAATTGATCAACAACATTTCCAATGGAACAGATTTTAACGGTTCATCAAGGAAAAACAGTGACTTTTGTGATGAATTATACACCTCATGACAAAGTTTTTCAACAAGATGACTATCTAAAATGTCAGGATCAAAATCTTTAATTTCATGGATTGAGGTCTCATTTTTTATGGCTCTGTTTACCTGATGAGGTGACCAAAGAGATTCCAGTATCTTCCCTTTTGATGCATTCTTCTCATTTCTTTTTGGATCCTGCAACCTTTCTTCTCTAGCATCTGAACTTTTCATTTTGTGTAATGCTAACTGTACTTCATCCCTCACCTGTTCGAATGCAGAAATTTGGTCCTCAGTCAGTGCTTCATACAATGTTGACAATTCTTCTTGAGACTTTTCTTGAGGTACATTTGCACTTACCAAGTTTGTGAGGTTTTTTAACACAAGGAAATCAATAGAATCAGGATCTAAATTGTACCTACCTTTGGTCTTAAACATTTCTACAAGTGATGTGACACATGATGATACCATTAACTGTTTATTATATTTATCTACAATATTTCCAAGTTCATCTAATTTTGGGACAACAACACTTTTATTGCTCGAGATGTCTAAAGCAGTACTTGTGAAAGTAGGACGAAAGGGATCTACTTTCAAATCCCCTGACACTCTCAATTTGCCTCTATTGAACAATGAAACACAGTATCCAAGTAGTTCTCTAGAGACACCAGGCTCCTTCACATCAGATTGATCAAGCAACTCTTTGGAAAAGAATCTATCAATACTAGAAATCATTTGGTGCTCCTGAGATTCTGTCAAGGTTCCGTTCAATGACGGATTCACAATGACACTATTAAATTTCAATTTGGGTTCCAAGAATTTCTCAAAACATTTAATTTGATCTGTTAGCCTATCTGGAGTTTCTTTTGTAATAAAGTGGCAAAGGTAACTAATGTTCAGTAGAAACTTGAATCTTCTTGTGAACCCATATTCTATCTCATTGTCACCAGATAAAATCGAAACAAACAATCTGACACATAATCTTTGCAATTGGATTTCTGAGCTAGACTTACACTCAACTGCCAACTTAGACATAAGGTCAATGTGGTGTGCTTGGTTGACATATGCCATTATAAAATACCTCAAACCTTGAAGGAATGTCTGATTTCTCTTCGAAGGAGAACAGAGCAGTAGTAACATGAGTGTTTTTAATTGAGTGGATACTATTCTCACCAACTCTGAATCAAAGTTCAACCAGTTGATCATTTCTTCACACATTGATGTGATCACAGCTTCAGAAAAAATAGGCACAAAGTATCTTTTAGGATCACAGTAAAAAGATCCGATCTCAGTCAACTCACCATTTTCTGCAATATAAAGTGAGTAACATCTAGATCTTTCTCCTGTCTTTTGGTAAAACAGTAAACCTATTATGTTGTTTGTGATAGGGAATCGTTGGATATAACATTCCCTAAGTCTCACATTACCAAAATATCGTGAATAATCTCTCTCATTAATAAGTAACCGAGAGGAAAATGATGTCTTCATTGAATTGATCAAGCCTAATGAAAGATGAGACAAGGCCTTTAACATTATCTTGAAGTCATCGTCAGTGAAGTTCTCCATTGCTTTATGGCAACATTGTCGTTCCTCTGCTTTGTGAACAGAATACCTCATCATAGGCCTGTCTGAGACTAACTCCTTTGCGAGTTGGAAAAGTTCATTAAAGTCAGGAACTCTTATTAAATAACACAGCTTTTCCCAGAGCTCTAAATCATACCTTTTAAGAACACTGCTACAAATTGAAAGCCACTTTTCATTGGTGGTCAGTTTTTGCCTGATCAACTTATTAGCAGTGAGGATGTCCAACACCCGATCATTGACAAGTAATATCATTTGTCCAACTATTAATCCTGCATTCTTTAGGTTCCTGATAACTGTGCTATCTTTTACCATCTCATCAACAACGAAGTTCAACATGATTAAGTCTAAAAACAATAGTGTGTTCCTCCTGGTATTAAAGATCTTTGAACCTTTAATCTTATTGCACATGGACAACACATTCAGGTAAGATTGCACTGATGAGTGTAAAGTTTTAGTCCCATCAAGGTTCAGCCCCCTTGTGAGCACATCCTCATGCATCTTGACTGATAATTTGAAACACAACTCCAAAATTCTAGAGGAACAAAAGGCACAGTCTAGGCTATCATTCTCCTCATGGGAGCCTAATGTGATTAACTGAGACAGCAGGACCTTTTTGTCTGTTTTCACAAACTTTCCCAAACCTTTCTCATAAACTTCACTTTTGTACCAAATTTTCAATCTTATAAGCTCCTCCATCACTTTTGATTCTTTCACATCATTCTTAACTCCAACTAACAATGAGGAATCCAGCAACTGATCATAGGATAACATATTCCTCTTGAGACATTCAAGATTTTCAAAACCAAGGCTTTGATTGTTGGTCTTGGCCAAACTATGGATTAATCTATGATATTCTTGTTCTTCAATTTCTAGTTCTGAAGTAGTCTTCATACCTTTCAACACCTCTATTAACAACCACCTCAACCTTTCTGTGGTCCAATCAGACACGAAGCTGGTATTGTAATTGCTGCGGCCATCTACAACGGGGACTAATGTAACACCTATCTTGCCTAGGTCTGTTTTTAGAGAGATTAATTTGCTCATATCAGCCTTCCATTTCTTTTCAAAGTCGTCTGGATTTACTCTAACAAAAGTCTCCAACAAGATGAGAGTCTTTCCCATCAGGTTGTAACCATCTGGCACCACCTTAGGCAGAGTTGGACAGAGAATGCCACCATCGGAAAGAATCACATCTATAAATTTTTGTTCGTAATTATGATGGCATGCATTTACCTTACAGGACTCCAACTCCACCAACAAAGATAAAAGTTTAAACCCCTCAATTAACACTGATCTTGGATGCACTTGTGAAAGTAATGCGTCCTTTTGATATGCAAGCTCAATTACATCTGGTATGGTTTTTCTAACCAAATCCTTTAATTCAGACAGGGTTCCTAAGAGGGGGTCTTGCATGACTGCCAGAAGTTTAAGTTACGGTTCTGCCTAGGATCCACTGTGCG